ATCTAATATTGAAATTAAAAATAAATTATTAAAAATAATACTAGACATTGAAAAAAATAAAAAGTCTGATGAAAAAACTAATATAGGTGGATTTCAAAAAGAACTAGAATGTAGGGAATTATTTCTAAGTTTAATTTCAAATGAAATAAAAAAATATAAATCTTTATTAAATTTTAACAGAGAATTAAAATTAGATAATTTTTGGTGCAATATAAATTATAAAAACAATTATAATTTATCCCACCTTCATCCAAAAACTTATTTTTCTGGTGTGTATTATTTAAAGGTACCAAAAAATTCTGGTCAAATAGTTTTTGATAATTCTAATATATTTCTTAGAATGCACCCAGAATTAGAGGCAGCTTGCAATCACCCTAATTTTAATGTATGTAGAGAAATAAATCCTAAAGAGGATCTATTACTTATGTTTCCATCTTATCTAGTACACGAAGTTGAAAAAAATAATTCTGATGATAAGAGAATATCAATATCTTTTAATTTAATACTATGAATCAAATAAATATATTTACTAACTCTCTTTTTTTTACAGATCAAAAAGACACAGAGTTTAAAGAACAAATTAAAAAAATAAAAACTGTAGACAAAGTTAAATTTAAAAAAATTATTAAAAAATTTGTAGATAACCTAACAAAAAATTATAACGTAAGCTCTGACATAGTTTCTATAAATAATATTCAATATGTTGAAGATTTAAAAAATGAAACAAACTTAAAACTTGTTAAAGAAAATGTTTTATTTCAAGGGTTATACATGATAGACGTAGATGAAGATTGTGGATTAATCTCTTTTGAAAAAGAATCTGAAATATTAGCCATGCACACTGATTTTATTAGAAATTTTAATTTTATAGCTAGAGAAAATACTATTGTGTCAATTCCGTATAATGTAGATTTTATTATGAAAAAAAATAACTCTAATCAAAAAAGAAAATATATTTATTTTACTTTAAATCTTTAGTAGAACATTTAAATTAAAACGCACAGCATCTTGAGAAGGAGGATTACCTTTATGCTCAACCATACTTTTATAAACTTTTGCTTGTCCCATTTTATCGAGATAAAATGTGTTGTTAACAAAAGTTCCGCCATCGGTGGAGTGTGGGTTATATAAAATACTTAAATACTCTTCTGTAAATTCATCTTGATGATATTCAGTAAAGTTTCTTGGAAAATACATGTTCCATAAAAATCTTTTTATTTCGTAATGTTTAATATTAAGTTTTTGGCAAACAATTTTAGTGATTTTAAAAGCTTCTTCATTTAAAGGAGATGACGTTGTTTTTCCGTTTAATAAAGTTTCTACACTAAACCCTCCACTTCTTCCAACAAGGAGTGGTTCTAATAAAGATTTATAATCAGTACACCTAGTTAAATACCATTGATGATAAATTAATTTATCAATTAATTTTAAATTTTCATCGGTTGATAAAATACCATCTATTAAGGTTACTTCATTAGTATTCATATTTTATAATTCGTTCTTTTAATAAATCTTCTCGAATATCTTTTACATCAAAATTAAATGAAATAATACTTCTTCTTTTATTTGTTTCATTTACTCCTGACCGATGTATTACATGAGATGGAAAGACAATAAAATCGCCTTCAACAACTCTTAGTGAAATAGCTCTGTCTAAATTATGAGGATCTAGTAGCTGAGTATATTGATGGTTATCAAATTCTAGGTAGTACACGCCCGTAAAATTATTAGCGTGAATATGCCAACCATGGGTACCTTGGTTTTTATATTGTTGGAACCATAATTCATGTATTTTAATTGTTTTAAAACCTATTTTAGAAACCATTTTAACTAAATGGTCGTGGATATGTTGACCCGCATATTTAACCCAAGGCCTCTCAAAATCCGAAGATTGATTCCAATCTAATTTAGAAAAGACATCATCAAATTTTTCTTCATCTAATTTAATTTTTGATTGATGAATTAACGATAGTAGGTTATTTTTAATGTTTAAATGATTACAAAAATGTTCTTTTAAAAGAGGTGTTCCTATGGAAAAATTCATAAAAACATGTATTATAGGTTTTGTAAAAAAATAGCAAGTTCTATACTACCACTAAATTTTGTTGTAAAATAACATTATGCCTTTAACAAAAGTAAATATAGCACCAGGATTTAACAAACAAGTAACTGCAACAGGAGCAGAAGGTAAATGGACCGATGGCGATTTTGTTAGATTTAGATACGGTTTACCTGAAAAAATAGGTGGTTGGGAACAAATTGTTAGTTCAACCCTAGTAGGTGCTGCAAGAGAACAGTTTGTTTGGGCAGACCTTGATGGAAGAAGATACGCAGCCATAGGTACAAACAAAGTTTTAATTATTTATTATGAAGGATCTTTTTACGATATAACTCCTTTAGGTACAGCTTTAACTAGTTGCACTTTTAGTACAGTCAACACTTCAGCAACAGTTACAGTAAATAAAGCTGCACACACTTTACAGCCTGGAGATTTATTTACTTTTACATCTGTCACCCCTCCAACTGGAGCTGGTTATGCAGCATCTGATTTTACTACCAACACTTTTGAAGTGGTAACTGTTCCAGATAGTGATTCCTTTACTATTACAATGGCAAGCGCAGCAGGGACAACGGTCAACGGAAGTGGATCAGCTACAGTTAACCCTTATATAAGTGCAGGTTCTTTAAGTTTTACTTATGGATTTGGTTGGGGAACAGGATTATTTGGAGGTGGTCAACAAGTATTTGGAACGCTAAACGGAGCTTTATTGGATGACACTGCAGGAACAGGAGGATCCGGAACTTCAATAACACTTGTATCTACTACAGGGTTTCCTACATCAGGAACTATAAAAGTTGGTAACGAATTTATTTCTTATACAGGTATATCTACAAATGATCTTACTGGTATTACTAGAGCTGTTGCAGGTACAAGATCAGCTCATGCAGATGGATCAGGGGTTGAGTATTATACTGGATGGGGAGAAGCTTCACTTTCTCAAACATTAACGATAGATCCTGCTTCATGGTCTTTAGATAATTTTGGAGAAAAACTAATAGCAACTATTAAAAATGGAAAAACTTTTGAATGGAATCCAATTAATTCAAATCCTAGTGCATTGACCACTAGAGCTACAGAAGTTAGCGGAGCACCAACAGCATCTGTTATGTCTTTAGTTTCAGATAGAGATAGACATCTTTTAATGCTTGGAACTGAAACTACTATTGGAAGTGGTACTACTCAAGATAAAATGTTTATAAGATTTTCTGATCAAGAAAATATTAGTGATTACGCACCAACCTCAATTAATACAGCAGGTACTTTTAGAATTGATGCAGGCACTAAAATAGTGGGTGCGATCAAAGGAAAAGATTATACATTTGTTTTAACAGATACTTCTGCTTATGTTATTCAATTTGTTGGTCCACCATTTACTTTTTCTATAAGACAGGTAGGATCAAACTGTGGAGCTATAGGACAGCATTCTATTAAATATGTAAACGGAGCAGTATATTGGATGGGAGAATCTGGTGGCTTTTATGTTTACGATGGTACTGTAAAATCTTTACCATGCCAAGTTGAAGATTTTGTTTTTACCAACAAAGGAAATAATCTTGGTGTAAACTATCAAAACGGTGAATCAGTGTACGTAGGTTTAAATCACTTATACGAAGAGCTTACTTGGTTTTATCCTAAATCAGGTTCATCATTTAATGATAGATCTGTAACCTATAACTATCAAAGTAATACCTGGACAACAGGTTCGTTAGCTAGAACTACTTGGGTAGATGCTAATTTATATGACGTCCCTTATGCAACTGAATTTACTTCAACAGCAGTTCCTACATTTCCAGTTATCCAAGGTGCTACAAATGTAAATGGATCTACTATCTACTATGCACATGAAATAGGAGTTAATCAAGTTGATAAATTGGGTAACAAAACAGCAATACCAGCATTTATTGAATCAGGAGATTTTAGTTTGAATATAGAAGGTAATGGACAAGTATTTATGAGTATGCGAAGATTCGTTCCTGATTTTAAATTAATTCAAGGTAATGCACAAATTACAATACAATTAAGAGATTTTCCTAGCGATACAGAAGCTTCCTCTCCACTTGGACCATTTACAGTAAGCTCCTCTACTGATAAAGTAGATACTAGAGCTAGGGCAAGATTTGCTAGTTTAAAAATTGAAAACTTATCTACTGATCAAAATTGGAGATTTGGAACTTTTAGAGCTGATGTACAACCTGATGGTATGAGAGGATAATGGAAGAAATATTTTTAAGAGATTATGCTAATAATGTGGCTCAAGCTCAAGATCCTTTTGGTGTTGCAGCAGTGCAAGCGCAACCAGGATTTGAAAATTATACACCTAGTTTTGTGAATCAAGAGTTACAACCAATGGGTCTTGCACCTAACGAACCAAATATAGATATACAACAAATTGGAAAAGATGTGGCTAAGAATGTTGTAAAAAACAAAGCTATGGAAAAACTTGGCCTTAAAGCTATTGAAGCAAATGTTTTAGGGTCAGTAGTGGGTGTAAATCCTTTTAATTTATCAAATCCAATAGGAGCGTTGTACACAGTAGGTTCATTGTTGCCAGAAAGTGTAAAAGGAATTGCAGAAGTTTTAAGAAGTAAGAGGGCTAACAAAACAGTTAAGCAAGCTATTCAAAAAGAATCAGTAAGAGATTTACAAGGTAGAATTGACAAAGGAGAATTTGGTTCAACCACTCCTACACCACACGATGATAGAAGAGGTGGTCAATATGATGGTGGTGGTGGTAAAACAAGCGGAGGATTCTCTTCTGCAGAAAGAGGAGCATCATTACATGGCTAGAGTAGATATAGTAATTCCAGAGCCAAGCGCTACTTATCAACAAGAAAATCAAAGACAGGTAAGTCAGTCTTTACGAACGATGCAAGATAAGTTAAACACTTCTTATCAACAAGAATTAAAAAATGAACAAGATGCATTTAATTATTTTTTATCATGACAATTAAATATAAAAATCAAGGTTATAAACAAGCCAATACAGATAAGACCACGGTGTTCACATGTCCTAGTGATGCAACAGTAATTATTAAAAGTATTTATTGTTCTAATAGTGATGCTTCTTCAGCTGTTTTAGTTAATATGAATTTTGTAGATTCCTCCGACTCTAACACAGAGTATGAATTTTTCAGAGATGATGTGGCTGCAAAAACACAAGTGAATGCTACTCCACAAGGTTTAAATTTAGAAGCAGGTGATGCAATAACAGTTCAATCAGCTACAGGAAGTAATACAATTCAAGGTGCAATTAGTTATGCTCAAATAGATAGATCTCAAGAGAATGGCTAGAAAATTTAAAGATTTTGTTGAAAGAGATAAACCTAGGAAAAGACCCAGAAGACACTGTAAGTCACCCAATAAAAAAAAGAAATTGCAAAATAA